AACAGCTTTTGCTAGAAACAATATCTTTAACGAGCAACTTCATTCAGTTCGTACTATCACAAGTGGTAAGTCAGCCCAGTTTCCTGTTCTTGGAACTGCGACTGCTTCTTACCATGCAGTAGGAACTCCTCTTGTTGGTGCTAACCAAATCAAGGCAAATGAAAAAATCATTAATATTGATGATTTATTAATCGCCCAAAGTTTTATAGCGAACATAGACGAGTTGAAAAACCACTATGACGTTAGGGCTACTTACGCTGATGAACTAGGTAAGGCACTTGCTAGAACCTATGACCAGAACGTAGCCAAGCAGATTGCAAACGCTTCCAGAGCTTCTACTACCCTTACTAATGGTAATGGTGGTATTGTTTCTGCTTTTGCTAATGGCGGTGGTAAAAACGTATCTTCTGGTGTTACAGGTGATGACATTGCTGGTGCTATCTATGATATTGCACAAGCGTTTGATGAAAGAGACATTCCTCCGACAGATCGTTTCTGTGTACTACCACCTGCTGAGTACTACAAACTTGCTGAGTCTGCTACAAGAACTGTAGACGTTGACTTCAACCCACAAGGTAATGGTTCGTTTGCTTCTGGTAAGGTACAACAAATTGCTGGTATCCCTGTGATGATGAGCAATAACGTACCTCAAAGTAACGTTTCTTCTAACCCAACTGGTGCGAACAACACTTACTCAGGTGACGATAGTAAAACTATTGGTCTTGTCTTCCACAAATCGGCTGTAGGTACAGTTAAGTTGATGGATATGACAACTGAGATCTCTGGTTCTGACTACGGAATTATGTATCAAGGTACATTAATGGTTGCTAAATATGCACTTGGTCATGGAATCTTAAGACCAGAATGTGCTGCAACAATTAAACTTGCTGCTTCTTAATTTCAATTTATAGGGTATCTTATTATTAGATACCCTTTTTTTATACCCATGTATCATTCAAAAAAGAAAAAAAAGAAAGGTGGGAGAGACTCACTTAAGATTAAAAAGAAAGGCTACTAATTATGTTTGGCAAAAATAAAAAGAAAAAAGGTATTCTTGGATTAGAAGGTCAAGCTTATCTTGATGCTTACAATCAAAAGATGAATGATACAGGTAAAACAACACTAGCCGAAAAAGCTAGATTTTATAAAGAGACTCAAAAAGTCAAAGCACAAAAACTTAAAGGGGCAATGAACTAATGGCTGTAGCTGCAACAACAGAACTTGAATGTATCAACATAATGCTTGCTGCTATAGGAGAAGCACCTATCAATAGTCTTATTGGTACACTTCCTGTTGATGCTCGTATTGCTCAGTCAACTCTTACTGAAGTTAATAAAAGTGTACAGTCAGAAGGCTGGTCTTTTAATACTGAGATAGATGTAACTCTTACAAGAGATGGATCTAATCAAATAAATATTCCTACAGATGTTTTGAGAGTAGATGCTAATATACATCAACACCCAAGTATTGACCCTATACAACGTGGTTCTAAATTATACGATAGACAAAATAATAAGTTTGAATTTGATGAAGACCTAATTTGTACTGTTGTTTATTTTAGAGATTTTGATGAGATACCAGAACCAGCTAGGCACTATATAAATATACAAGCTGCGAGAAAGTTTGTTGACAGACTTGTAAGTGACCAATCATTAAGAACATATACACAGCAAGATGAACAAAGAGCTAGGGCAATATTAATGGAAACTGATTTAGCAAATGGAGATCATAATATATTAAGAGGAGATCCTTCTCTTACTAATATCTTTGATACTTACAATCCTTCTAGTGCTTTAATTAGATAACTATGGCTGTTATTTCAAGAGCTATACCTACATTATTAAGAGGTATATCGCAGTCTTCTGATGCTTTAAAGCAAGCAGACCACGCTGATATACAAGACAATGCAGATAGTAACCCTGTGCTTGGTCTTACAAAAAGGTCTGGATCACAATTTTTAGCTGCAATTAGCAACTCAACTCTTGGTAATGTTCATATACAAACTATAAACAGAGATGCAAATGAACAGTATGTAGCTGTATTTAGTAATGGTAATGTAAGAGTTTTTGAATTAGATGGCACAGAAAAAACAGTAAACAAACCAGATGGTACAAGCTATTTAAATACATCAAATCCTAGAAGTGTAATGAAAACAGTAACTATTGCTGACTTCACGTTTGTTGTTAATACGAGTATTACACCCGGAATGGACGGAACAGTATCAAATAGCGCTAGTAATATTACGCAAGCAATTGTATTTATTAATCAAGCAACATCTAAAACAACTTATTCTGTAACTGTAGATGGTGTCACAGTAACAGATGATACTACTGGTAATGATCCTCTTTCAACTACAACTGTCGCTACTGATCTTACTGCTGGTTTAAACTCTGGTCTTACAGGTTTTACGATTGCTAGAAATGGTCCTGTTATACATATCAAAAAGAATGATGGTAGTGATTTTTCAATAGATGGTAGTGACTCTCAAGGTAATACTAAAATGACAGTCATAAAAGATTCAGTGCAGCAATTTACTGATCTTCCAAATGTGTCACCTAATGGATATGTAGTAGAGATTGTGGGTGATGAAGGTACAGACTTTGATAATTACTACGTTAAATTTACGACTAATAACGGAAATGCTTTTGAAGAAGGTCAATGGTCAGAAACAGTAGAAGCTGGCATACCTTTTAAATTTAATTACGACACTATGCCACACGTTCTTATTCGTCAGGCTGATGGTAATTTTAGATTTGCAAGAGTAGATGGAGATACATATACAATATCTGGAACTGTTTATACGTTACCTAAATGGGGTGAACGTGTAGTTGGTGATCTAGTATCTGCACCAAATCCTTCTTTTATTGGTAATAAAATTAATAACGTATTTTTCTTTAGAAATAGATTAGGATTTCTTGCAGGAGATAATGTTGTGCTTTCAACAGTATCAGATTTTTTTAATTTTTTCCCAGAAACAGTTATATCAGTTTTAGATACTGAACCTATAGATGTAGCTGCATCTCATACAAAAGTTGCAATACTAAAACACGCAGTAACTATGGGAGAAAAACTTATATTGTTTTCTGAGCAAACACAATTTGTATTATCAAGTTCAGCAGATAACCTTACACCTTCAACGGCTAACGTACTTGTACAAACTGAGTTTGAAAGTAATGCAGCAGCACAGCCTGTAGGTTCTGGTTCTTCTATCTATTTCTTAACTAAAAAAGGGTCTTTTGCAGGTATAAGAGAATATATTATTGCAGGTAATCAACAAATACAAGATGCTGCAAATACAACTATTCATGTACCAAGACTGATACCAAGTGGCATTTTTAAAATGGCAGTATCTAACAACCAAGATATTCTTGTTTTGCTTGGTACAGATAATCCAAATAAATTATATGTAAATAGATGGTTATATGGTGAAGGGTTTACTAAAGCTTTGAACGCTTGGTTTACTTACACTATAAATAGCAATAGGTCTATTTTAAATATTGATTTTATTGGTACTGATTTAATAATGGTTATAGAAGAAGCTAATAAAGTAACATTAGAAAAAATACCGTTTGAAACTAATTTTAGAGAACCTAACGCAGAGTTTGAATATCACCTAGATCACAAGGTAACTGAAGCTACTAGTGGTGTATCTGTTGCTTACAACTCTGCTACTGGTATTTCTACATTTACAGTTCCTTATAGGTTAAGAGCCAACATGAATGTTGTTGGCAGGTATCTTGCTAGTAATGAAACTAGCACTTTTGTAGATGCTCAAGGCAATACAAGAACTCTTGTATCAGGACAAGTACTAACAACTACTAATACTACTGATGGTTCTACCTCTACAATTACAGCAACAGGAGACTTTAGAAATAGTAAATTTATTATTGGTGAACCTTATGAAATGCACTATAGGTTTAGTCAACAAAGATTAACTCAAGGTGGTGGCGGTGCTACTGAACTTATAAGTGGTCGATTACAAATACATCATTTTTATATTAAGTATGAAGATTCTGGTTTCTTTCAAGTAGAAGTAACACCTGAGAATAGAGATACATCTCTACATAAATTTACTGGTCGTTTGCTTGGTGCTGCTTCTGCTTCTATCGGCCAAATTAATTTAGATACAGGTACATTTAAAGTGCCTATTATGAGCAAGTCAGATAGAGTAGATATAGATGTAAAGAACAATACGTTTTTGCCTACATTGTTAGCTAGTGCAGAGTATGAAGGAGTATTTCACATGAGGAGTAGAAGAACTTAATGGGATATTTAAGAAAATCAAAACTATCAGATCTTAATTATGTATGTCAAAACATGAGACAAATGGATAGATTAGAAGGTTTATATCAAACAGGGCAAGATCCAGAAGATGCTTTACGCTTGTCGTTTTTATTTGGTAAAACAATATTAACAATAGCTGGTGACGAGGATCAACCTATGGGCTTATGTGGAGTGCGCAAAGATGGTTGTATATTTATGATTTGTACTGATGAATTATTTTCAAATAAAAAATATAAAATACAACTAATAAGAAAAGGTAGAGAATGGATAAACAGTTTGTTGAAATCTTATAAAGTCCTATATAATTTTGTATATGCAGAGAATCATACTGCTATAAAGTGGTTAGAAGCTCTCGGTTTTGTTTTTATAAATTATCACGAAAAGTATGGACAACATGAAAAACCATTTTATGAATTTCTGAGGATTGCCTAAATGTGTTCAATTCCAGCAGCTATTAGTGGAGGTTTATCTGCATTTCAAGGTCTTGCTATGCAAGGTGCTGCAAAAGATAAAGCCAATCAAGTTGCCGAACAAGAAAGACAAGGAGTTCAATCAGCAGAAGACAACAAAAGACAAAAACAATTAGCTTTATCTGAAGGTAAACAAGAAAAGAAAGCTGCTGCTAGACAAGATAAATTTGCTAAAACAATAGATACATTAGTAGCAACTAAAGCTTTATTAGCAAAAGGACAAGCTGGTAATACCACAAATTTATTAGTAATGGATCAAATAAGACAAGGTGCGAACTACAATGAAAAAATAAGACAAAGCATTGAATCTATGGACAGACAATATTTATTTGATATAAAATCAACTGAAGCAGAATATCAAGGTATTAGAAATAGATTAAGAAGTAATACTATTGAAGCTTATAATGCAATACCTTCAACAGGATCAATTCTTTTAGGTGCTGTTGGAAGTGCTTTTAACACTGAAGTTAGTAGACCAGACGGAGCTTTTAGTTAATTATGGGTTCAAGTTTTCTTAGTACATCAGGCGAAAGTTTTAGAAAGCCAGTTAATACTTTTGTCCAACCTGTTACTGCTACACGAAAAAGTAGTTTGGCAGATTTAGCAGAAATTTTAGAAGTTATTAATCCAGTATTAACAAAATATGCAGTTAAGAAAGATGATGAAAGAAATCAAAAAAAATTGGTAGAAGGTCAGCAATTTATATTGCAAGCAGATGATGAAGAATTAAAAAATGCAATAAAAACAATAAATGAAAGAGATGGTAGTAGAGCTAAAAAAAATTTTTTAGGTAATAATAAATTTTTTCAAATAGGTGCAGAAAGACAAATAGCAATTAATTTAGGTAATGCTGCTGAATTAAATACAGAAAAGTTTTTTAAAAATTACACAGTTGAAGTGCCAAACAAATCTGGTGGTGTTGATTATGTACCTTTATCAGACTTTGATGTAAACTCTGCTGCTTTTGATAAAGCACTATCAGACTTTAATAGAACGTCATTAATAAATACAAAAGGAATAAGACCAGCAATTTTAAATCAATATTTTTTACCAAAACAAAATGCAGCCTTAAAAAAAGTTTTTGATAGACAAGTTAGTAATTCAGCAGATAAAAATATTGCTAA